TCTGAAGTCGTAGCAGAAGAATCAGTAAAGATTTTAACATCTGTTGTTCCAATATCTTCCCACGTATCAGCATCAGTAATTGTTGCTTGCGATGCTAATTTAATCGTATTGATAGTTGATACAGCAACAGCTGTTGCTAGTTCAGTTGAAGTTGAAGTAGTTCCAATACTTAACGTTGCTGTGTTATCATATGCAGTTGTGACATATACATACATCTCTACAATTTGACTGTTTGCAGGAATAACAATTCCTGAAGCAGCCGCAGTTGTAGATTGTGTAATTGCCGCAGATTGAGACATCACTACACTACCAACATTCTTCATATTAGTGCCGACTGTAGTACCTGTAGTGTTATTAATATTTCCAGCCTTAATTGGACCGGAAAATGTAGTTGTGCCCATATTATCCTCCTAGTTTGTAAGATGTAGTCTCTAGGCCGTCGACTATACTCGTCTACATCTATTAATTAATTGTATAGTATTACTTTTATACTATATATTTAATTAGAGCGCAAGAGGGCTTTGTTTATGTTGTGATTTTTAAGATGTAGCTTTTAAGTAGCTACTGAAACTTGTGGTGCAGACATTTCAATGTTGTTTTGTCTATCTGCTATTTTAGTCTCTTCGAGTTTTATCTCCGTGATAACGTCTTTAATAGCGCCATCAATTTGGACCATATTGAGAGTATATTTACCTTGTTGCTCATACTCCAACTGCCACTTCAACTCCAAGGACCTTTTCTGTTTGTACAGGCCTTCGGTCATTATTCACCTCCTCATAGGTTATTCTACGGGTGTCTCGAAACATTCCCGCTGATTCCCATTTTACACTTTTTTCTCCCACTTTGTCAAGCACTGCTTTCTCAATAGATTCAGCATTATCTTCGGCTAAAACATTAAATTTAGCGTGATAATCGTAAGCCCAGATATTTACAGTGAAATTTCTCATCACATACCTTTATTTTGTAATTGTGGCGGAACGATGTTCCGCCACAAAATAATTATTGATTACGTCGCATTTGATGCAAAGGCACCTCTAGGATCAGAGAATCCGAAAACGTATCTCTCTCTAGCTTTGTACCTTACATTGCCTGTATCAAAGTCACCTTCCATTTTAGTCGCGATAGGTGTTCTTTCGAAATGTTTAAGACCATTTGGTACATCAGTTTTAACGAACCATTTTTTCGTTGCAGTTAAGTAGTGGTTAACAGCGTATCCTTGCGGAACCATTCCCATACTTCTTAATGCATTGATATCGTTATCTGCAGTACCAGTTCTGCCTTCAGATTTCATCAATCTTTCAGCAGTAAATTGAAGCGCCGAAGGAATTATCATTTTAGTTCCTTGTGCTGCAATTTTAAGGCCTCTTTCATCAGTAAACGCTGCGATGTCGATTAGCGCTTGTTCTAATGAAGTTTCGTTAAGTTCAGCAGCTGTTGTTAACTCATTTGAAAACGTACCTGATAGTGTAGGGTGGGCTGTAGAAAAAAGCTCTACCCCATCTCCACCAGCAAAGTTTGAATCAAATCCGTTATTTAATACTGCTGCGCCTTTGATATTCTTAGTGCTCGCCATAGATCTTGCTAACGCTTTTGTATATCTAGACGCTAGTCTGTCATACAAATTATCTTCGATAGCTTCTTCTGTGATCGCGAATGCTAATGCAATCGTTTCGTTAGTATATCTCGCAGTGAAAGTTTCTTGCGCATCATCAAATGTTACGCCTTGACCTTCAGGTTTAACTGCCGCATTTGCGAAACCAGATAACATTACTTCCTCTTCGAAAGCTCTGTCAGATGATTCAGTGTTAAATACTTCAGTCCACTCTTGCGAGTATTGTTTGTACTCTAGTCCGAATAAAGCATTCAGACCAGGCTCTAGTTCTTTAACTAGTTGTGCTCTTGATATAGCCATAGTTTTATCTCCTTATTCGCTATTAGTTGTACAGCGCAGAACCCTTCATAATAGTGACCACGAAGTTACAGCCAGCGGCTGTCTGGTCCTTATTTTCAGGATCGTTTGCGTTTCTTACTGCTGTAAACATAGTTGTTGTAGCAGTAGAACCAACATCTAATGTAGAGATCGATTGACCATCTTTGTTAGATGTTGCTGTGTAGTTGTTCATATTAAAGCCTTTATGTGGATTAACTCCAAGAAGAGTATCCGCTAAAGCCGCATCAGCTTTTACAACGTATTCCTGATTAGGATTATCATTGATGAAAGCTAATATGTCATCGGAACCAGTATTATAGTCCTTTGATGTTGCTTGTGATGCTACTACATTATTTGAGAATGTAGGTTTTCCATTAGAGTCAATAAAAAATGCTCCGTTGAAAACACCTACTAGAAGAGCAGAACTTGCTGTTGTCCAGCTTGTTCCACCTAATCCACCATCATCTGTAGTAGTAAAACACGCATCCTGCGCCATTCCAGCTTCACCCGCAGTTGCTCCACCGTCGTTAAGTGACATTGGATCGCCTTTGTTTGATGCTACGCCTGGTGCAGTTTGGATTTTGTATTCAGATTGTCCTGAAGTCGCTGGAGTATTACCAACGTTCATTACCATTCTGCAACCAAATCCAGTTGTGCTTGCATTTGCCATAGTATAGTTTCCTTTTTTTGTACCTGCCCCGTTAGGGGCCTCCAGTACGGTTTATATTAATTCGTTGGTTTAGGAATTACTAAATAATTAGCTTTTCTTTGTACCACCGAAGGTTACACGAGTATCAGCCTCTTTCGAGAATCTCATACTAGGGTGCTGTTCCTTCATAAGATTGTTATTAACTGCTTCTTCTTTGTTTTGAGTCTGTTTTTTGTAGTACTCATCAATTTGAAGCGCAATCTCTTCTGGTATCCTTGCCAGCAATAGGCCACCTACTCCGATCATTCCTGCGTATCTACCTTCGTTCATCGATGGGAAATCTTGATCAGGATATTCATCAGCTCTCACTAATTCATAACCTTCTCTGAGATTTCGAGCAATATTGGACGTATCTTGATGTCCTAATATTTCTGCTCTTATCCATTGATGTCTGTAGCCTTTTGGCGCAGGCGGTGCATCAAGAGAAGTGGGTGGAGTCCAAACTTTTTTAGATTCCGTTTTGGATCTAGTTTGACTCGCACGTGAAGTTTTTATTTTTTCGTTTTCCATATGCCTATACTCCTTCCGTGATATTTAATTGTTTCGCATATTCTTCAAGTGGCACACCTAATCTTTTAGAAATTGCTACCTGTGATTGTGTGAGTTTCACAGTTTTTCTGCGTCCTGTTGAAGCCGAACGTCTGGCTGAAGCTACATTTTGAGTAGGTTTTACTCTTTCTTTAGAACTACCTTCTATTTTATCAAATTTATGAGGAAATTCAACTCTTATTCTTTTGTCAACTTCATCATAATAATCTCCACTTTGAGGGTCGTATCCTTCTACTTCTACAAGCTTTTTATGTATATCAAAAGCCGTATAAGTCATTGCCGAATCATTACCAAACCAAGAGTTTCTAGCAGCCCAGTCTTCAGCTTTAGGATCACTCCTTGCTGTAGGGGCCGTTCTTTGTGGTGTGATATTTACTTCTCTTTCACGTTCCTTTGGTTTGTTTTCATTGGCAACTTTAATGGAATTTAATCTTGCCTCATCCATTGTTAAGGTAGCTAATTGCTTTTGAGCAGCAACTTGCGCTTCTACATCTTGAGATTCAATAGCATTTTTAAGAGCTAATTGAGCTGCTGCTAAACTAGTCTTAACTCTACTTTCAAATTCTGAAACATAAGAATTATCTACTTTAGATAATCTTTTTACCATTTCATTATTTTCGTGCTTGACTGATTGAGCATAGTGGACAGCTTCTTCTCTCTGTCTTTCTGCTTCTCTCATTTTACGAGTTAGTTTAGAAATTCTTTTTTGAACTCCTTCACTATATTCTTGTAACTCGTCCTTCTCTTCTTTTTTCTCAACTTTAGTTTCTGGCTCCTCACCAGCCTCTACTTTCTCAACTTCAATCTTCTCTTCCTTGGGTGCTTCAACTTTTTCTGGTTCACCCTTATCATCTAAATTAATTTCAGCTCCCTGTTGATCGGCTTCGCCTACATCAATTAAATCATCTACTTTTTGTGCTTCTTCTGGCATAGTTCCTTCCTATGTTAAATATAATGAAGAATTGATTCAGGATCCTTAATAGTTCCTAACACTTCATCATCATTTATTATTCGCACTTCTCCACCTTCAATTGGTAATCTTGAACCAGCATATCTGGCAAACATTACCCAATCTCCTACTTTGCACCAAGGTTTATCGAATTTATCTTTATCTTGGTATGCTAAAGCTCCCATTTTTAAAACATAACCACAAGTAGTGGCTATTCTCGCTTTATCTAATTGTTCTTGGGAAAATAAAATTCCACCTTTAGTTTTTTCTTTAGGTGTAAATGGTAGTAATAAAATTCTATAACCAGATGGTTCAGGTAACTCATCTGCTACTTCTTTAATATTGTCGGGGTCTAATCTTTGTACGTGAGACTCTTCTTCTTTATATTTTTGTTGAAGGGCGTCCCGGTGTTTTGGAATTTCCTCTTTTGTCAATGTTGATAATGTTTCCGTCATTGTGCTCCTTGTCATCTTTTAGCAGGCTAGAGATTTCCTGTATTATTATTTGATAGGCTTGTGCCTGTCCTACCATATACTTATATTTTTCCATACTGTCAACCCCACCTGTAATCAT